CTACAACTTCTCTTTTCTCTTCTGGTAAGCCAAACAATGCTTCTTTGAGTGTTTGCTTTCTCTGAGCCTCTAATTTGCGGTCTTTTGCCCACTCAGCATTGCGCTTTTCCTCGTCAAAGCCAAAATGTCCACCTAAGAATATTTCTTGCGGTGCAACCAAATCGGGAATGGTTGCAAAAGGTAACTCAGCAAATGAGGAAAAGCCAAACATCAATATGCCTCAAAGATATTTAATTTTGTCATGCCCAGTTTCCTACTGAGATTACTGTATTTGTTCCTACTGGGTAGCACTTAAACCAAGTATTTACACCAATGACTGCGGCATTAGCCGTTGTTAACTGAATACTCGGAATGATTGTTCCAGCACCGTTGATTCTAAAAATACCTTTTACTATTGCAGATGCCGAAGTTCCGACTGCCGCAGTAATAATGTTTCCAGTTGCCCCAGCCGTTGATTGCCAAGATGTACCCGCCGCCGCCGCAGTTTGTTGATTGGTTGAATCAAGTCCAAAAGCGTGCCATGCCGCACTTGTAAAAGTAGCCGTTCCTGCGCCAACAATGGAAAAACCGAAGTTTCCCGATGTTGCAGACATAGTATTTACGTTAATTGACATTTCAAAAAAGTAAGAGGTTGATGCACCAACTGTTAATGCGCCACTTGTTAAACCTCCAGTACCCGTAGTATTATCAAATATTGCTTGCAATGATGTGTTGCTGGTCATTGTCTTTGTGCCTGTTCTAGCAACAAAGTGTTCAATAACAGAAACCGCACGATTGCTTGCTATTGGAGTGGCGTAAAAAACTTTGCCATCATATTCGCACGCACCAGCCGCAGGGGTTGTTAAATTTGTGCCTATTGCAAAATCTAGTGGCGCAACTGTCGTAGTTCCTGCGCTTAAATTTACAGTAGAAAAATTGCCTGTATTGGGCGCTGTTCCACCAATAATAGGAGGGCTAGATAGGTCTAATGTGCCACCTAAAGTAAGGTTGCCAGAGGAAGTGACTGTGCCTGTGAGTGTGATGCCGTTAACTGTGCCTGTACCACCAACGCTTGTTACTGTTCCACTACCTTTGTTGTTAAATGTTGTCCAGTCAGTAGAAGTCAAATAGCCATTTACAGAAGTTGTAGCGGCAGGCATACTGATCGCAGGGGTTGTACCCCCACTTGAAACAACTGGAGAAGTTCCCGTTACAGAAGTAACTAAACCTAAAGCAGATGATGTAACATTTTTCCAATAGCCTGCCGCATTGTCATACGCAATTAAGTTGTTGTTTGCTAAAGTGCCAAATTGCACGTTGGAATCTGTGCCACCAAGCGTTGAGCCTTTAGATATACCGACTTGAAATGACCCCGAACCGCCCGAACCCGCTTTGACTACAAGGCCAACTTGTACTTTAATGTAAGGTGCAACTGGCTCAACTTTGGTAGGGTTTCCTGTTACGGGGTTGTACCAAATGACATCATCATCTGCCCAAGTTTCACCAAACGCAGAGCCATTGGTTGTAATTCCACGCACTAAACCATACGTTGTAATTCGTCCAAAATCATTATGCGCCAAACTTTCCGTAGCTACGCCAATAATGTCGTTTGCGTTTGTAATTCCCGTAATTGTGGGCGCAAAAGTAACAACTCCACTTGCGCCTACTGTGCCTGTATGGTAAATAATTTGAAGTGGAGAATCTGTAATTGCGGCACTAGCTTTACCGTAAATAAACAATTCTTCGCCAATTTGCTGAGTGATGTTTCCACCACCCATCCCCGCGTTCCATGAGCCAGTTGAGCCGTTGTACCAAATTTTTCCTGCGGCTAAAGCTACCGAAGACCCATCGCTAAATTGTTGCGACAAAATGCCACTTGTGTTGCCCGTGTCATCGATGGTAACCACGCTGTTTTGGATTAGCTTGCCCGTAGTAGTGTCAAATCTAGTAATGGCGTTATCGGTTGCCGAGGCAGGGCCAACCACATCACCGCTACCACCGCTAACCGCTAAATTGACCTCAGTACCCACTTGAGTCACCGTCACGCTTGCATTTGCTGACGCTATTGATGTGATGGTCTTTTCTGCGGGTAGGGTTACAAATACGTTCTTTGTGCCTTTGGTGAAGTTAACCAATGCCCCACCGTTGGAAGAACTCAGCACCGTGTCTCGGGTTAGCGTATTAGATGAATAGATGCCTATTCCGACTTCCCAATCGGCATCGCCTTGTATTGTGTAATAGGTGGTAGCACCATCACCAAGCACAGAAAAGGGCTGAAATCCCACCGCCAATCCGCTAAGGGTAATAGTCCCCGTTCCTATTGTGGTGGCGGTCTGCTTTACCCTATCAAGTAGGACTAGGCTCATGTGACGATCTCAACGCCCGATGCCCTTCCGTCTGCACCCCTGACAATGCGTTTGGGTGCGCTGATTGCCTGCATCACGCCTGTAATTTGTCCCAATGTCTGACCGTGCATATCAGCTAATCGGTTAATTGCCTCGCTCATGCCGTCACCCAAAGTAGATTCAATTTCCTCAGAAGCCGCCATCTGTGCGCTCATTGCAGCTTGATCAAGCCCAGCCTTTGCGCCAATTTGCGCCACCATGATTTTGGTTGCAGCGTCCAGTTCCGCTTTCCAACGATCATATTCCTCACGCCCTTGCATTTCACGGGCTTTGACTTGTAACTCGTTGTTCGCGATCTGTTGAGCAAACTGTTCCTTCATTTGCTCTAACTGAATATCTGCTTGGGCTTTCGCTTGTTGCATCTGCATCTCTAACTGAGCCTTGCCTTGCTCTAACTGAGCCTGTGCTTGCATCTTCATCTGCTCGGTCTGCGCTTGGGCTTGCATACGCCCTTGTTCGGCTTGCTGTTCAGCTTGTAACTTCATCATCTCAGGATTCTGAGGTGGCTGAGATAGGGCTTGCTGTGCCTTGGCTTGTAATGACTTCATTGCTTGTTCAATAGCCGACTCTAGACTGCGCCCTGCGCGGTATCTGCGTACCAAGAACAATAGCATTTCACTTGCCATTGGTAGCATCTCAGGGGCTTGCTGAACCATTGGCAAAGCATCGCGTAAGAACAGACCAATCGCTTGGACTGCTTCAGTAGCATTCTGTTTCTCGGCTTGCTCGTCAATCTGCGCTAGTGTGTCTGCCTCGACTTGGATGTGGAAGTCTCGAATCGTGCTGTTTGAGAGCATCTGCACCGCAGCTTGCAACAATTGCGGATTCTGACCCTCTGGAGTGTTCATCACCCCAGACATCTCCACTATTAGCTCTGGTGGGTAAAACTTACAGACAATCTGAGCCTTGATGCGGAATAGATCAGTAGCAAATCTCGCCACATCGCCCTGAGTAGCCCTCAGTCTGAGGCTACCAAAGTTGGCTTTTAATTGTTGCGCCCCAAGGGTTTCGTTTGCGTTGCTTGCACCACGAATAATGTCCGATATTCCACAGATTTCGTAGATGGATTGCTTGACAACCTCACGGGATTGATAAAGTTGCTGTAAGGTCTTGATGATGGCACTTGTGTCCATCATGTCTATCGCGCCTTTTAGCCCACCCTTTTCGCTCATCGCTGCCCATGCAGTCACAGGAAACAGTTTGTTGTCCACGCCCTCTGTGAATAACCGCCCAAGTTCCTTAAACTCAGCGTTAAACACACCGACCGCCTTGCAAGCCTTCACCAGTAGGTAAATTCTCTGTGTAAGGTTGTCTAATTCTTGGGCTTGGTCTTCATATTCGCAGTAGTCTGGAATTGGAATCATCGACCCGTTGGTCGTAGTAGCCAATAAAGGCTTTGGACAAGGGAAAAACCCTTCTAATTCGAGAGGGTCATCACGCTCATCAAGTGCTTGGGGGTATCCCTTGGCAACCCAACAGACTTTCTTTGTGCGCTTGTTCCATATCTCAGCGACTTTAGCCTTCTTACCAAATGACGCTTTCGCAGTCATAGGGTTTTTCGCGTCTACATCCTCATTTTGGTCGTGCAGAGGTACGTTCTTGAACACATCACCAAAACGCTCGATACCCTCTTCGGGTGTCATGTAGACCCAACGGCTTACCCACCACACCTCATCCCATGTTCGGGCGGGTGAATGGAGAAAATCTGTCCAATAGACATAATCCACAGGGCTATGCGCTGAATCTACGCGCTCGACTTCCTCTGTGTTGGTGATCTCGATGCCTTCTTGTGGCTCGATGCCTGTTGGCATGGCAGCTTCTGGGGCTTCTTGTCCAACAATGATTGGCTCATAGCGCACCCACGCTGTACCGCGACCAGGCAATAGGCGGTCTTGCACCACGCCTTGCATCGCAGAGTCAAAGTCACTAAATTGGGTTACCTCGTACTCAATGACGCGCTCTAGCATCGTAGAGGCTAATCTTCCTACGGGGTCTTGGTCGCTATATCTACGAGAGACTTCTGGCTTTGCCATGCGTCCGTAGAGCGAGGGAAACAGCACAGAGATGTTTGACCATAGGATGTTGAACTTCATCCTTGGCATCTCAATGGCATCGCGCTCATCTCGGTAGCGTCTTACTACCTTCTTACCGCGCTTTTCCCACTTGTCAAAGACTTTGCTTGCTTTGTCTAGTTGGTCGTGCCAGTACGGGCCTTGCTCTTCCTCATAAGCCCCATCATCGTAGGTGCTGTCGTACATATTAAGCCGCGTAGAAGAATGTCACATCCAATCCAGTTCCAGCGATAGTGGCGTAGAGACTGACCCCCACATTGGCAGGGAATCGGTGAAACCCGATTGCTGGGGTGATCGTGCCTGACATAACAGTACCGCTTGCGCCACCATCTCTGAGCACAAGCGTTCCGATTGTGGTGCTATTCACATAGAACCCGATCAATTGGCAAGCCCCTGTCGAGACTGCCCCCGTTGCTGTGATGTTTTTGTATCCACCGACTTCTGCTACTGGTGCGCTCATATACGTTCCTCTTTATGTGTAGTTTCAAAATCCCACAATTCGTCTAGCGTAATCGTCTGTAAAGTCTTCCCTTTGGGTTGGGGTTCGTTTGACTTGTCTTGACGGTACGCAACCGAAAGCATTCTAAAAGCATCACTTGGGTGACTCGTCCAGTCGTGCCTTGGAGTCTGCCGAAATGTTTTCTTATCTTCGTCATACTCTCTCTGATACTGCCTTAATGCTTCAATTCCTTCCTCGCAGATGGGGTCAAAGTAGCACTTGGGCAAAATCATTCTAACCGCTTGTATGCCGTCTTGCACACCGATGTCTGGCACTATGGCTAGTTTGCCAATCCCTCCAAGGTGACTAGCAAGTTGTTCAAGGATTGACTTGCCCCCCGATGCAAGGGTTTTGGCTCGCGCGTCATGGGGTAGGAAGTGCTTGGTGTATCTGTATCCTTTGCTGTTTACAACATTGGCTATTTCCTCGATGGATGCGCCTGAGACCGCGTAATAGTCCATCACATGAATCTCACCCCTGACTACTTGGTAGAACCAGATCGCGGTATCGTCTCTATACCCCAAATCCCATGCACTAAATACATCTGCATCAGGGTCAAACTTGAGGTCTTGGATTCTGCCATCTGCGTCTAGTTGGCGCATCTCCACCCCGTAGAACGCCCCAAGGATAGCTGCCTCGAACGAGCACTCATACTCTTGGTCGTACTGGTCTTGGCTCAATTGGTCTTTGGCAGCCCTCAGTTCTGAGGCAGGCAATATCTTTGAAAGCGTTGCTGGTAGGCGTAGCAAGAACCAATCTGGGGTTGCTTGGCTAACCCTGTAAATGTCGTGAAACTGATTCTTTCCCTTTGGTGTACCCCCAAAGACCGCCCAACCCAAGGTGCTAGACAAAGTTGGTCTTATGACATTACCCCATACACTTGGTTTGAAGTCTCCATACTCGTCTAGGTATACCCCGTTAAATCCTAGTCCACGCATGGCATCTGCGTTATCTGAGCCAAATAGTCTGATCTTTGCCCCGTTGACCAGTTCTACTGTCAGGTCGCTCTCATTGGTGCTTTTACTCACGGGTTGGGCATAAAACTTTAGGTAATCCCACGCCACAGATTTGGCTTGACTTCTGAACGGGGCTATGTAGGCATACTGTGCTCTCACCCCACCCTCGGTCAATGCTCTGCGTATCAGGTCGTTGATAGCTGCTACTGTCTTACCCGCCCTTCGGTGAGCCACCAGACATGACCATCTCTCCGTCCTTTGGTGAAAGGGCATGAACGCCTCTCTCGGAGAGTAAGGAATGATTACTTCGCGCTTTCCCACTTGATCACCATTTCGATTGCGCCTTCATCTGCCCCTGTTATCTCTGTCCTAGCAAGTTTAGGCACATGGTATTCCACTACTGATTGGAATAACTCGAATGCCTTTGCAGGGTTGGGTTTTATATCTGCCTCTGGGATGCCATTAGCGACCTCATCTAGCCACTCTGCTAATCTGTGTGCATTACCATCAA